TGTGTCTCTGAATCGGTACCAAGCTGCCGGACCTAAGCTTAAGCTTGGATCCGTCGGCGGCGTGTCCCAGTTCTTTCAAGTGACACAGAAAGAACGTTATCGCGCCTCCCCTTATGGGTTTGGCACTAACCCGGAGAATTATTCTCCGAGTCAATGGGCCATTCTTGCCGCACTTGGTTTGACCAAGGGTGGTAATAAACTTCCTTAGTTAGGAAGCGCTTCCTTAATCACGAAGCACAACTGTTCCTAGACAATCCGTTTAGGGACTTTCAACTCCCACGCTGTGAAGCGTTAGAGAAAAGGAACATGTCATGGCATTCGCCGATCCTCAGTCAGTTACTATCAATGCCGTTGCAAACTCGCTTCCGCGAGTTGCAAGTGGAGTTGGCACTGGCGGTTTTTCCGACAGTACTGGCAACACAAAGCTTAGCGTCTCGCATACCTATGGTAAGCGAACTCGACGTCAGGCTCGGCTTGACTTCTCCAAGATCGCTGTCGACCCGCTGATTTCCGCCCAGAACATTAAGTACTCTATGAGTGCCTATGTTGTGGTGGATACCCCTACTACGGGGTTCACGCTGGCCGAAGCGAAGTACATCGTTGATGCACTTACTAAGTGGATGAACGACTCCTCTGGAGCGAACATCACCAAGCTTCTTGGTGGTGAGAACTAAACCTTTGGTAGACCTCGAAGTAGTAATCGTGGTCCTCCTTTTGGGGATAGTTCAACTGACCGTGCCCCCTCTTGTCATTTATTTGGCAGTTGGGGGTCATCGAAACCGTAAGCATTAATCTGTTTATGGTGGATTAGCTTATCCATGGCCTGGGATTACATTAACCCTCTGTTAGGAGAGCAACGTATGAAAAGCCTGGATTTGTTCCAACAAGTCCTCACAGAATGTGGGGACTGGTGTGGTACAAGCACCTCTCAAGACTTTAACACCGTCTTGGGACGCATCGAAACTGAGGGGTTTTCGTTTTTAACGATTACCCTCCCAAAGTTCGGAAAGGACTTCGAAAGAAGTTTAGACCGAGGCTTTGCCACTGAGGCAGACTTCATGGGCTATGCCCGTCAGTCTGGTTCTAAGATCCCTCGCTTTTTGAGCGGATTTCTCACTCAGATATTCGATGCCGCTAGTGGTGTGCTGGTCGACCAGCCTAGTATAGCAGCGATCCGTGCGATCAGACAGATTACTCTGATGTTCGCCAAGATCGATTTGCCTTGTACACCTGATAGGGTACATGGTGCTTTACTCGACTACGTCGATTGTGACGCTGAAGTTGGGGCCTTAGCTTTTAAGCGACAGGTTATGGAGTTCATGGGTTTACCCCGTTCTTCCGGAGACTCTGTTTTTCAGATCTTCGATAAGTCCGTTGTAGCCCTTTACTCTCAGGCATTTTCTAACCTTGATAAGCTTGCTTATCATGGCGATTTTGTGCCTGCCCACGGTCCTGGAGCCACGGCTGAACGTATTAAGGGAAACCAAAAATACAATCAGCTTGAGTGGACCTCCCGGTTAGAGAGCATGTTCCCTTACAGGGAATATCTCTCTTCGTCCTACTCTTTGAGTACGGACATCGCGGTCAACTTCAGGGAACCCGGAACAGAACGACCCGTTAGGGTTATCACTGTTCCTAAGACGCAATCCAAACCTCGCATTATCGCGATCGAGCCTACCTGCATGCAGTACGTGCAGCAAGGTATCCTTCACGCTATCGAGACTGAACTAGAGAAGCCTAACAACACTTCTCTTTCAAAGTTCATTGGTTGGAAGAGCCAGATCCCTAATCAGGAAATGGCTAGAGAATCATCGAAAGATGGAACTCTTGCAACGCTCGACTTGAGCGAAGCCTCCGACCGTGTGGATTATGAGTTCGTGCGGCGTATGTTCAAGAACCACCCACATCTGTGGGCTGCTATTGACGCATGCCGATCCACAAGGG